AGACCAGTTACCTGAAGGTGGACACTACAGATATAAAACAAATCCTAATATGACAGGCAACTGGCTTATTGGTGGTGAGTTAAAAGTTAATCGTATCTTAACTAATGATGAAGTAAAGTCAATTAACGATGCTGCGGGTGTAGCAGACTTACCACGGCTTAGTGAATTAAATATGGCAGAAGGTGGAACAGTACCAATGAAAGAACAAATGGAAATGTTTGAAGATGGTGGTTTATTGCAAGAAGGTGGTACAGTAGACCCTGTATCAGGCAATGATGTACCACCCGGCTCTACGCAAGAAGAAGTGCGAGATGACATTCCTGCACAGCTAAGTGAGGGAGAGTTTGTATTTCCTGCTGACGTTGTTCGTTACATTGGTCTAGGTAATCTTATGAAGATACGCCAAGATGCTAAGATGGGCCTGAAGATGATGGACGATATGGGTCAGATGGGCAATAGTGATGAAGCTACTATGCCAGATGATTTACCTTTTGATTTAAATGACCTTGACATGGAAGACGATGGTGTGGTAGAATTTGCTGAAGGTGGTTTAGCAGGTGCTGACACTAATACAGGAGTATTCTACACACCTGCAGCAGCAGAACAGCCAATAGGTGTAACACAGCCAGTGCAGCCACTACAAGCTGCATCTTCTCAGTATATAGCTCCACAGCAATATGTCACTCCTACTGTAGAACAAGTAACACCAGAGTTTGAACAGTTTATTGCGCCAGCAGAAGGTTCTGCACCTGAACTAAGAAAATATATTAATACTGAAACAGGTGAAGAAGTAAGCATTACATTTATTAATGGTCAGCCTGTGACACCAATACCTGCTGGTTATGTTCCTGCCTCAGAATACGTTGCACCCGAAACAGCTAAAACTGAAAGAGTTACAACACCTACTACGCGTACTGTTGAAGAAGGCGAAGGTGAAAATGGCGCATCACCCGCAACTGCGTTTGGTGGTTTTGCAAACTCATTAGATAGTGATGCTTATAGTAAAATGACCGCAGAGTTAGGTATGTATCAAGGTTTAAGTCTAAACCCAAAAGCAGCACTAGGCAGTGAATTAGCAGGTAAAACCACACCAAAAGATGTGTCAACAGCTATGTATCAAGCTAAAGTAGCTGCTATTGCAGATTTAGGTATTGCAAAAGTAGACGGTAATACAATTGATTATACAAACGATGATGGCACTACTAAAGAGGCATCAAAAGAAGATTTAGACTTTATTGCAGAAGTTGCTGGACTCGCAAAAAATATGGTAACTGGTGGTGTACCAGCTAAAGAAGCAGCAGCTAATGCTTTAGCAAGAGCCAAAGAGAATAAACAAATGAGAGAAGCCTTTGCTGAAAACAAGGTAGCTGACGCATCAGGCGATGGTGCAGGTGGTACTATGGATACTAGCTTTGATACGTCTGGTGAAGATGAAACGGGAGTTAGCGAAGGTAGTTTCAGCTACGGAAGCCCAGATGATTATGAATCAGATTTAGATTAAGAAACCTGATGAAGCGAAGTGGACTAGCTTCTAAATAATAAGTCCACAATTTGACTGGCTACTCATCCCCCATACCCCGACAGGTTGGCTACGGTGGCCCCAGTAAGGATACTGAAATGAACGATACAATACTAGCAGAAGAAATGCAAACACCTAAGAAGGCTGCATTTGTAGACAAACCCTACTCACAAGAAGACCGTAGGAAGCGTGATGAAGACGAATTAGAACAGCTACTAAAAGAACAGGCTGGTGAAGGTGAAGAAACAACAGAAGAAGTAGAGGCAGAGCCTACTGGCGCAGAAGAGAAGACCTTCAAAAAGCGTTACTCTGACCTACGTAGACATCAGCAGAAGCAAGCTGAAGAGTTTAAAACAGAACTAGCTGCACTTAAATCTCAACTTGAGAGTGCTACCAAGAAAGAAATGAAGCTACCAAAGTCAGATGAAGACATCGACAGTTGGGCAAAAGAATACCCAGATGTAGCAGCTATCGTTGAAACAATTGCAATGAAGAAGGCAAAGGAACAATCTTCTGCATTAGAAGACCGCCTAAAAGCAATTGATGACATGCAAAACAGTGCCACCAAAGAAAAGGCTGAAGCACAATTAATGCAGCTTCACCCAGACTTTGATGAAATTCGTGATAGCGATGATTTTCACACATGGGCAGACGAACAGCCTAAGTGGGTACAAGATGCACTTTATGAGAATGATAATGATGCACGTTCTGCAGCAAGGGCAATTGACTTATACAAAGCTGATATGGGTATCTCAGGTAAGAAACCTAAATCAGATAAAGATGCAGCTAAGTCTGTATCTACAAAGAATAGTCGCAGTAAACCTCACGATGAGGGTAATGCTACATATCTAAAGGAATCAGAAGTACAGAGAATGTCTCCTCAACAATATGAGAAGCAAGCTGATGCAATCATGGAAGCTATCCGTACAGGAAAGTTTATTTATGATGTTTCTGGTTCAGCTAGATAAAAAAGAGTTGACAAGTAGTTATTAATATGTATAACTATAGTCAGGCACAGAATAAGTGAGTTAGCTACTTGCTTATCTGTCAATCCGCAAACTACAAAAATCTTTAAGATTACCTGATTAACATGGCCTATTGACTACACTGGTTGCAACCTTTGTACGATATACACCCTAAGTTATACAGCCTCTGCCAAGAATTGTACTGTTTGCATCTGTCAAAGCTAATTTAACAGGAGATGGAAATGGCTTTTACTTCCGCTGCTGGATACGGTAACCTACCTAATGGTAACTTTAGTCCAGTCATTTACTCCAAACAGGTGCAACTTGCTTTCCGCAAGGCCGCTGTTTGTGAGGCAATCACTAATTCTGATTACTTCGGTGAAATCGCCGCAATGGGTGATTCAGTTAAAATCATCAAGGAACCAGAAATCACAGTTAAGGCATACGAGCGTGGAACAACAATCACGCCTCAAGACCTTGATGACGAAGATTTTTCACTGACCATCGACAAAGCAAACTACTTTGCATTTAAAGTTGATGACATTGAAGAAGCACACTCACACGTTAACTTCCAGTCTCTGGCAAGTGACCGTGCTGCATACCGCCTAGCTGACCAGTTTGACCAAGACGTTCTTGGCTACTTGGCTGGTTACAAGCAGTCTGCAATTCATGGAACACCAGACACAGTTAACACTACTACTAATGGTACTGTTGCTGTTTCTACAGCTGGTTCAGATGAACTGTTAGCATCCATGAAGTTAATCGGTACCGACTTTAATGACGGTGGTGGTTCACTAACTGGTGGTGAAGCAATTGCTATCAGCGCACGTTCAGGCGGTGTTGCACCTCCATCAACTGCTGGTGATGCAAACCCACTTCAGGTTATCGCACGTATGTCTCGTCTTCTTGACCAGCAAAACGTAGATACCCAAGGTCGTTGGATTGTTCTTGACCCAGTGTTCATTGAACTACTAAAAGACGAAGATTCTCGTCTGTTCAACTCTGACTTCGGTGGTTCAGGTCTGCAGAATGGCGTTCTTGGAACGAACATTCATGGCTTCACTGTTTACTCGTCTAACAACCTACCATCAATTGGTTCAGGTCCATCCTTTGCGGGTGCGAACTCTGCTACTAACTTTGGTGTGATTGTTGCGGGTCATTCATCTGCTGTCGCAACTGCGGAACAGATTAATAAGACTGAAACATACCGTGACCCTGACAGCTTCGCTGACATTGTTCGTGGTATGCATTTGTACGGTCGCAAAATTCTGCGTCCAGAGGCAATTGTTAACGCCTCTTACCACTTAGCATAAGGGAGAATAGAAAATGGCTGATACTTTTACCACAACACTTCTTCCTGCAACTGGAAACTCTCAGCGTGGACGCAACGTCTACTTCATTGAGAAAGAAATTGACTTGACTGCTGTAGCAATTGACCCGTCAAACGCTGACCTAGCGCAAATGCTTACAGTACCAGCTAATACATTCATTGTACATGCTGGTGTTCAGGTTGTTGAAAGTGCGACAATGAATACAGGAACAGATGCAACCGTTATTCTAGGCACAGACCTAGACCCTAACGAGTTTGTAGCTGCCTTTGACATTGATGGTGCTGCTGACGGTGCTTATGCACCTGCAGTAACGCCTCTTGATGTAGTTGTTCAAACTGCAGCAAACACACTGGACCTTACTTTTGCAGGTACAGGTGCATCTTTCACTGCTGGTAAACTTCGTGTTTTCGCAACATTGATGGATGTAAGTGGACAGGGTGATACTTCTGCAAATGAAGTAGACCGTGACGCACTTGCCTAAATAACGTGAGGGGGCAGGGCAACTTGCCCCTTCATCTCTTATTTTAAGGATTTAATATGGCATACGATTATCTAGGACTATCAAACGAAGTATTGTCTCGTATGAACGAAGTAGAACTAACTTCTGCTACGTTTACTTCTGCACGTGGGTTCCAGACGCAGTGTAAGAACGCTGTTAACGATGCTATTAATTATTTAAATCAACGTGAGTTTGGGTGGCCTTTTAATCACGCTACCAAAACAGAAGTACTTGTAGCAGGTACAACACGTTATTCCATTCCTGCTACTGCCAAGCATGTTGACTATGAGACCTTTAGACTTGTTAAAGATGCATCTCTGTCTGCTTCTGGTAACAGCTTAAAAGTACTAGACTACAAAGAATATGTAGACAAATTTATTGACCAAGAAGATGATGCCACCATTGAGGGTGGTATTCCACATTCAGTATTCCGTACACCCGATAATAATTACGGGCTATACCCTTATCCCAGCAAAGCATACTCTATTCGATATGACTATTTTGATAAGCCTACTGTACTAGTAGCAGCAACAGATGTACCAACTATTCCTGAACAATATCGTCAGGTAGTCGTAGATGGTGCTACTGCATATGCATATCAGTACCGTGGCGAGTCTCAGCAATATGGCATTAACTTCTCTCGTTTTGAAGAAGGTATTAAACAGATGCAGTCGCTTCTTCTTAACAGAACAGACTATGTTAGGTCTACATATATTCCGCATTCACAAAGATATGGTATTAACGTAGGGGCATTCTAATGGCTGATGAGTCAGGTCTCAGCCCCTTTGTGTTTCCATTGCAGGGTGGCTTGGTTTTAGACCTTTCTACTTTTGCTATGCAACCGGGCATGGCTTTAGAACTAGAAAACTTTGAGCCAGACATTAAAGGTGGCTACAGACGTATTTCTGGTTATGAAAAGTGGAATACTAATATAGTACCTCAAGATGTTTTGTCATCAGAGAAAGTACTTATGTCTGCCTACTTTGGTGGTAGTGTTATTGCCGCACGTGGTGGCAAGGTACACAAAGCTACTACAGGTAGCGGTGCATGGACAGAGATTGATACAGGTAGAACTAACGCAGGTAAATATACACACTTTAGATATAACTTAGGTGGAACAGATTACATCGTATGGGCAGATGGTGCTAACAATGCATCTAAATACGATGGCACTACAGTAACAGACCTTAGTGCTACAGGCGCACCTGCTGACCCACAATATGTAACAGGTTTTAAAGATGCCTTGTTTTTTGCGGGTATGTCTAGTAGTTCTCAAGAAGTAGTATTTACAGCACCATATACTGATAGTGATTTTAGTGTCGCTAATGGGGCTGGTTCCATCGCAGTAGACAGTACAATAACGGGCCTGTTTCCTTTCCGGGACCAATTGTACATTTTCTGCGAGGAACGAATTTTCAGGCTAGTTGGTAACACTGTTGCT